ACATAGAATCAAACTCAGCTTCGTATTCTTTCATTTGATCCATAACTAAATAATTCATAAAATCTTTTACACGTTGTGCTTGCTGTTCTGTTGCAGGATTTTTTACACCAATGATTTGTGTTCTAACCGGTCCATCACTTGGTAATAATTCTTTGTATGCTTGTGCTTGGAATTGTGTAACAGCTTCTGCCATTACTGGGTGTGTTGCACCTGAAGCTCCTTGAAATGGTTCTGTTCTGTTTTCGTATTTAAATCCTAAAAGATCTAAACCTTGTATATACCCTTGCTCCCAATCTTTTCTAGACGCTTTGTAGTCCATATAATTTTGCACCATCTCGTTGCCGATTGGTTCTAATACATCGTCTGGTAAAATATCTGCAAGATTATCAAAGTGTGATTCAGTTCCAGGCACATTAATCGCTCCTGGTTCAAAGTCTAATGTTACACCACCATCTTCTTCTGGAATAACTTCTATTGGTCCTTTTTGCTCTTCTGGTTCCTGAACGGCAACTTCTTGTGCTATCTCTTCTTCTGAAGGGACATCTAATTTAGTTCTAGTGTTCGGGAGTCCTTTTTCTATTTCTGCCATTTAATACTCCTATAGTTTCTTAACACGTTTTAACAGACCTGGCAACCCTTGTGAGTTTGGTCCTTTTTCTGGTGGTTTACCTGATCTATCACCTGCTTGTTTTGCAAGTCCACCACCTGCAGCTGAAAAAGGATCAAAAGCTTGTCTTGCTCCTTGCCTTCTTAATTCTTGTCTTTGTTCCGGTGTCATTGCTTGTAGTTCTTTAATTCTATCTCTACTAAATTTACCTGCTTGATACAAACCCTCTGCAGCTAATGATGCAATACCAAGTGGTGATGCTATTCTTGCTGCACGTAAAGCCAGTTGTGGCGATAAACCTAAATTTAAAACTCTTTGTACAGCAGGGCTAAATTTTGCAGCTTGTTGTACAAGTCCTGGTGCAAAAGCTGCCTCTGTTGCAAGAGTTGCTCTATCAATGGCGGATGTTGGGTCTACACCAAAACCTGCAGTTAGCACTGCTGTTGGCGCTAATGTTGGCAAAGCTTTAAAAGCTGCACCCGCACCTCTTCCTACATCTCTAAAAAGATCAAGATCAATAAAACCTTCTGTTCCTGTTCTTCTAGATCCTGTAGTTGATGTTGCACCTCTGGTTGGTTTTAAATTTATGTCCTCATCTTTAAAACCCATAGTATTAAGAGTATTTCTTATATGTGGAAAATCTCCAGTATTTTGATTAAAGTGCACTGGGTCACCACCACCTATTCTATTTTTCATACCTGTAATTTTATATTTAACACCTACAGATTTTAAATACTCATCAACTTTTTTTAATTTTTCTGTATCACCATAAAACTTTCCCGGTTTTTTTGTTTGAGGATCGTAATCTTTAAAAAATTTTTCAACTTGCCCTTCAATAAAAGCAGTATTAAAATCACTAGGAGTTATATTTACATTAGTTGTAAATCTGCCCATTCGTGTACCAACTTTGTTAATATCAAAGAAAGAAAATAATCTACCTGATTTTGCTTTATTTTTATAATATTCATCGTTGAGTGGATTACCTTTTGAATCAACTTCTCTTCTATATAATTCTCCGGCCATAACTCTTTTACCGCTTGGTAATGTTAAATCGTTTGGAGCTATTCTAACTTCCATCATTTCTTTTATCTTTGCATATTGCGGTGAGTTAATTAAATCTGGATTATTCATAAACAGCCTATTTTTATTTAAAATTTCTGCTTTTATTTGTCTAATCCTTTTTTCTTCTGCTTCAGTGGCATATTTTTTTCCAATGTCTTCTCTTTCTTTTCTTGTTCTTTTTATTTTTCTTTGTGTTTCTTTTTTTTCTTCTTCGGTTCTTCTTATACCACCAAACTGCTCTGCCGTTTCTTTTCTTTGTTTTGTTGATATAAAACCTTTTTCAGGAATTTTATTTTTAAAATCAAGCAACTCTTCTTCAGTTCTACCAGATATTTCTTTTAACTCTTCGAATAATTCCGTGCCAGGTGCTGCATCAAGTCTATCTCTAATAAAGTTTAAAATAGTTGGTGGAACTCTACCACCCGAACTAGGTTGTCTAACTTGACCTGATGGTAATTTAAATTTTTTTTGAGATTCATAAAGTTGAGTTTTAAAGTTTTCATAATCTCCTTTTTTTATAAAACTGTCTATTACTTCTTTTGCTTTTTTATTTCTAGCTAATGTGTTAGCTGCTCCACCCTCGTCTCTTAATCTATATGCCTCTGCTTTTTCTTCTGGTGTCATTTTTATATATTTTTTCTTACCAGTTTTTGGCGCGTTAATGCCTGGTTTCACCGTAATCTTATAATCTTCACCCTCAGTTAAATATTTTTTTGTGGCCTTATCATCAATTCCAGTGGCTCTTTTAATATCTATTAATCTTGGCGCTTCACCCTTTTCTTCTTTAAATTTAGTTACAAAATTTTTTAATGTTTGTGTTTTTTCTGCTGCTTGTTTTTTTGCTGCTTCTGACCCACCAAAATTAAAAGGCACTCTTCCACCATCAGCTTTTGGATTACGTTTGTTGAACTCGTTAAATAATTTTATTTCTTTGACTCGTGGTTTTGGATCTGGTCTTGCAACATCTGATGCAAACTTAACTTTATCTTTGACACCTGATCGGAGCATATATGCCATCATCTGTGCTCTATCTTTTGGATGCATTATTCTCCTAACATTCTAGCGATACCACCACTTGCTTTTTTAATTGGTGGTGCAGATTTTGTAGCTTCTTCTATAATTTCTGATATATCTTCTATTCCATCTTCAACATCTTTTAATTTACCCTCTGCGTCTGGTCTTATGGTCATTTCTTCATACTCGTCTGGCACTACACCATCCTCTGTGGGTCCACCTTTTTTAAATCTCATAGATTCTTCTTTGTAACCAAATTCACCCATATCATCTGTTTTTGTAACAACAGTTTCTCCTGGATCACCAAATGCATTTTCTCTTAACTCATAGTTTTTGTATCTGTAAGTTCGTTCAACTCTTGGATCAGCAACTGGGTCATCAACTGATTTTCCAAATCTTTTAATTTTATCGACTAACGCAAAGAAATAATCTGGAGCTTTGGTTACGGTTTCTTTTGCAGCTTCAACCATAGGTGCTGCTTCTTTACCAATACCTAATAATCCTGTTTTAAGTGCACCGATACCTGCACCAACTCCCGCTGCTGCTTTTAAAAATTTACGTCTTGCAAGATCTACAAGTTTACCTTTTGAAAACCCTGCACGTCCGCCTTGTGCAAAATCTTCTGATAATCCTTTAAGCGCTTCATCATAAAGATCCATTTGTTGTTTTTGATCTAAATCATAAAACTCTTTACCAAATTTTTTATCTGCTAAATCTTCTGCAACAAGTTGCGCATTATATTTTCTATCTCCTTTTACAAATCCTGGTGATACATTATCAATCGCATCCTTAACCATTTTTCTATTTCTCATCTTACCAATATTCTTTTTGTTCTCTGCCTCGATCATATTTTTTATAGTCTCTTCTGAAGACTGTGCTGGCGCTGCAATATCATCTTTGCCACCACGACTACCTGGTGGTGGTAGATCATCATCTGGTATCTGTTTGCCACCCATGATACCTTTTTTAGGATCAATCTCTTTACCTTCCATGTCAAATACTTTTGCAGATTTTGCAGATGTGACTCCTCCTGTTTTAGGTTTAGACTCTATTGCAATAATTGCATTCTCTACCTGATCAGCATTTTTTAATTGAGTTGGATCGATACCATTCTGCATCAAACGTTGTGCTGTGATCTGTGTGTTAAGTTCTACTAAATCTTTTTTAGGCATTGTTTGAACGATTCCAGTCTCACCTTTCGCCTTCATCATCGTTTTCATCACCCATTGATAAACTGCTTTTAATCCTGTTACTGCCATTAATAATAATTCCTTTTCGGTTTCTCTGCCTTTTCATCCACGTAGTCTTCAGGGTGACCGATCAGACCGCCCTGCCTGAATCGCATAATCGCTTGTGTCGTAGAATCCACAAGGTCATCATGATCGCCATATGGGAATGCCGCGCACTCTTCAATGACCTCCTCAGCAAATTTTTGCTCAGGACACCATATCATACCAGATTCAAACAAAGGTGCAACAGCATTTACACGGGCATGCTTGTCGTTTCCTTTTGAGGGTGTAAAGTTCACCACCGGTATATCCATCTTCCTCAGCTCGTATGTTAATGGCAAACCTGATGCTTTTGCCTCAACAATTACCGTTTCAGGCTTCCAGTATTGATATTGCTCCAACGCCAAACGTCTAAGTTCTGGAAACTCATACCTACCTTTGATAGCATCGAGTAAAATTAAATTAGCTCCTTCGTCCTCTGATGGATAAAAAATACCCCATGTGGTAATCGCTGAGTAGTCAGCTGTCTCTTTTTTTAAAAATGCTGTGTCGTAAGATTGTATAACGTGATGTAGTTCGGGTATATCCTCGTGCGTATACTTACGCCACCACTCACGTTTTAATATAGCTCCTTCTTCTGCTGTAGGATTCTGCATCCACTGCGCGTTCCATTTGCCCGTGGGCAGTGTTGCTTGGACCTTCTCCAACTCATCCAGTTTCCAATACTCCGGCCACACGGGTTTAGCGTCCTTTGATCCGTGGTCCATGATTGCCGGAAACTCGACCACGTGCCATTGATCAGCTTTCAATTCCGATTGGTTTTTAACCAACATACCTGTTAAATCTTTTGTGTTCCAACGAGTCATAACCAAAACAATCTTACCGCCTGGTTGTAAACGTTGTCGTGGACCTGATGTATACCATTCGTAGGCTGACTCCATCGCTGTAGGTGATAGTGCATCTTGTTCCGAATGTGGATCGTCAATGATCAGTAGGTCCGCTCCTCTACCTGTTATCGCACCGCCCACACCGGCTGCGAAGTATTCACCACCTTGTGATGTCTCCCAACGTCCCGCTGCTTTAGAGTCTTCTTGTAAAGTTGTTTTAAAAATTTTTCCATAGTCTTCTCTATCGATTAAATTTTTTGCTTTACGACCAAATCGTATTGCGAGTTCTGCCGTGTGTGTTGCTTGAATAATCTTGAGCTTTGGCTCACGGCCCACCATCCATGCCGGCAGAAGATAAGATGCAAATTCAGATTTTGTATGTCTAGGCGGCATGTTAATGATCAACCGGTTTATTTCACCCGACGCCAATTTATTAAATTTATCTGCAATGTGTCTGTGGTGGGACCCCTCTACAAAATCAGGCCACACACATTTGACAAAAGACAAGAAGTCATTCTTCGCTTTATTCTGTATCTTTTTTTCTGCAAGCAAGAGTTGCATCTGCTTGAAGGTCTTACGAACATCTGCAGGTAATTTTTCTATATTTACCTTATTCAAGTCCATGGTACCAAAATGTTTTCAGTATACACAAATGTGTAAATTAAGCAATACAACCTAGAGTAGTGGGACCCCTTTTTGTAAAAAGGGGGAATAGGGTCAAAGTTTATTTGGATTTTTGAGATTTGTTTGGGACCCCTCGGCGCGTTAGCGCCGAGGGTCAAGGTTTATTATTAATGATATTGTCTAGTCTGTTTTTCTTTAAAATGGTCTTGCCATTCTTTTGTGTCTTTGACCATTCGCATTAATTGAGGTAGACAAAGTATAGCCATACAATAAGCCATAAACTCGTCACCCTCTTCTTTTAGAAGTTCATCTATTCTATTTGATGCCTCTTCTTTGGACTCAGAATTTTCAATGTAAAGCGCTGCTTTCCATATTTTAATGTCTAAGTGTTTTGGGATTTTTATATCTGTCATGTCCTATATTCTCATGGATTAGAGTTATTGTCAATCTCTTTTATTACTTTTGTTGCGTATGGTTGACCATGCCAATCTGTTCTAGTTTCTACCTCTACTTCTATTGGTGTTTCAAGAGCCTCTAACCTTGGGTGTAGTCTGATAAATTCTTCCCAATGTGTAAATGCAAAATCATTCCAACAACCTTGACTACAAAAGTGGGACCATTGCGTTGTTGAGTTCCATTGGGTTTGAGGAATTTTTCTGGTCCTTAAAACCTTTGAGCCTTTGACACCTCTTATTCGATCTTGTGTGTGGGACTTATGACATCTTGGACCATGGCACCAGACATAGTCTGTCATTAATGCCTCACTTTCCAACTTGTTGTGGCAGTTCTATACCCATGAGCATCTAAGTCATAATAAACATAATAGGCTACACCTTTCTGTGATGTTCCATATCTGCTTTTTTCATCATGCTTTCCACGTCTAGTGATATGCTTTTTGTCTTTGTTTGAGTAGTAAGTTATATAAAAGTTTTTAGTCATTTTTCTTTATCCTTTCTGCCCTATCCTACAACAAGTAGGATAGGGTTGTCAACTATTAATTTATTGCCTGATTTAATTCCCCTCTTTTAAATTGTGCAATAATATCTGCGTTGTCTTGCTTTTCTTTATCTTCCAAAAGACTTGCTAAATTTTCTGGACTATAAATTGATAAAGCCAAAGAGCTACTTTCGTTCATCATTGTTTCATTTAGAACAACACCAACTTTATCAGCAAGGGCTTTTGCTTGGTCATAAAATCTATAAGATTTTAAACCCAATCTCAAAGTTTTCATTTTCTTCTCGACATAAGAGTACATTTGCTCATGTTCTTTAATTACATTATCGGCACTAGCACAATACATCTTAAAAAAGTTTAATGTATTTTCATCAACTTTGAATTGTCGAGAATGACAATAAGCACTACCAATCGTCCAAAGTTTGAAATCATTTTCCCACTTGTGAACTGGTTTCTGGATTGATTGATCTTCGTTAGATGAATTACTAAAACCCAAATAAGAATTTACTGCGCTTTCATCATTGTAATACTTTGGATTTCTTTTTGAGTAGTCATTATCAATAGACAATTTAAAATCTGGATTTAAACCTTTTGATTTTAATTCATCTCGATAATATGCTCTAGCAAAATTTCGACCCATAGCAAATCTTACATGGACTTCATCTTTTGCGTCATATTCTCGACCCTCATCATCAACTTTAGTTATTGGTCTTTCAACATAGAAACAATTATCCTCATATAATTGTCCACCTGCACCATTATATTTTGAGATCATTCTTCTAATTGTGTCAACATCTTCTTGTGGTTGATGATATCTTACAACTTGTTCAATCTTCTCTTTTGCTTTAATTCGCATTAGATCATATTGTTGTTTTGCTTGTATCAACTTGTCTTTTACTTTATCTTCATAAAAAGATTGAAATTGATCTGCAATCACTTTTCGCTTTTCTGCGTTGAGTGTCATTCTTTTTTCTTTAGTCATGCTACCTCTTTCTTTGTTATTTATTTTTTGCATAATTTGTTTTTTAGCACTTGACTTATGGATTGTCAAGTATTATATAGGATTAGTTAATTTAGCTTTGAACCTTAATTAACTGGGACAACTTCTGGTTGTGGTGTAAAGTAGCAAAGAGCCAAACACACGCACAGCTAGAACTGATCCCTGGTCTATTGGCAGGGTTATTCCTGTTAAGCCCTGGTGCACCGGTAAATAATTGCCGCTGGGCTTCAATCCAATGGACCTGGGATCAGAAAGCCCGG